TACGCATATAATCTCTGACACTTTTAATAGGTCTCAGATCATACAAAGTTTCTAAATCATCTTGGTGAGAAGTCAATTCTAAATGTTCTTGAGTACTAGTTGGAATTGGAACTGTTGCTGACTCAGCTTCAAATGAGATTAATTCCTCTTCTGCGGCAAGGGCTGGATTAGATATTAGTGTAGAAAATTTTAGCATTGGATTGACGGAATAACCAAAAAAGTCAAAGTCGTCATCTGCGGCAATATAAACATTAAATTCGACGGAAGTAGAAACAGAACCATTAGTTACTAACGGTTGATGTAAATATATATAATATTCTCCATGCTGCATAGCATTAGCGATAAAATCAGTTGAACAAGGTAGTTGATTTAAAGTAGCACAAAATGGCAACTTTATTTCTTGAATTTGACCACCAGCAGAGAATTCAACGGTTTCCATCATTAAATTAGAAATATCCTTAAAACGGGGAATATTACCAATAGCTTTGTAGGAAGGAGAATAATTTCTTGCAATAGTTAATTTACAAAAGTGGAAATTGGACATAACTGCCTGAAGATAAATCTTCATGCCTCCACGCCAATACCGACTTAGCATATGAAACGTTTGCAACAAATTGGAACTGACATTAGTATATTGTGGCAATCCCGCAACATCCACATATTGCAAAGAATTTACTTCTTGCATAGGTGTGATAGGGCGAGACCACAACAACGTACCTGAATTATCCGAAGTGGACACTACAAATTTACCAATAATTTGGGGCTTTTGTAGTATCTCCTTCAAATGCATTTCATCTATATCAGTATCAAAAATATAATCATCACAAACTGTTTCAAAAGAAGAGTAGGGATCCAACTTTTCATAAAAATTAGTTGCATCCACATTATTGATGTTTTGTCTAAAAACCACAGCCTCTTTACCACAAAGATCGTTCTTTTCTGGAGAATGCAAACCCGTCCATTTGCGGACAGATTGTCTCGTCGAATCTAACAAATCTGATGTTAACTGTTTACCCATGGAAAACACGCCATCAATCGCCTTTGTGATAGAGTTGGAATATGATTCGGCTTCAAAAGGAACCCAAGTCACATCCACGTGGGGAACGTAAAATTCCAAATCTGTGAACATAAAATGTGCGGTAATAGTAACTGAAGAGGACGCAGTCTCAGGCATAGACAACGCATTTAGAACGTACAACCTTACTTGTGCGTAATTTGCGGTATCTGTGCTAGGCATAACTGTGAAACCATCCAGATCTACTGGCTGCAATTTCGTGTTCACGTAAAAAGGAACTTCTACGTTTACAGACGTTGATTCATTTGCATACAAAAATGCGTGTGGCGATGCCATACGCGAGTTTTTATCATTGAAACCTTTTCCATCAATGGAAACGGCTTCATAAGGGTGAGATGATGCTAAAACACACCCTTGATGCATTGGGGTACCTGCTACTTGCAGTACCACATTAAGCCGCGCTCTATACATCACAGAGGCTGAAAAGGGAATTTTAGCCAATGGGTTGTTTAGAATGTCTCCCGGAATATCGATCACAGCCAACTCACCAGTAGATACACTAGACCAAGAAATATTCGAAATAAAATAAGGTTTATTTAAAATTCTTGAATAGTCCATCTCCAACTGAGGGGGAATGTTTTTCAATTTAGGAAATTTATTATAGCGCACGGGGGAATCAATCAAAGATCTAGTTCTCACGCTGGAGTAAAAATTAGAAGCTACTGGAACAATTGACGATCTAGAATTGTTCTCATTAGAAAACAAACCAGTAGTTGTAGATTGATTAGATTGAGAATCCGATTGTTCAGATTCCGCATTAAAAATTGAATTGTAAAAATTAAAATTTAAAAAATTGGTAGTGTTTTTTACTCTCCGCCATAACACTATATGCGGTAAGAGAAATTTTTTCTAAAAAAAAAATTATATATAAAAGTAGCCGTAGAATTAGAAAAGCATTTAAAAAGTTTCTACGTTATAACTCTTAGTATTTATATATAAATATGTATAAAATTTAAAAATAAGAAAACTGATAAAAAATTTTAAGAGAGTCAACATGAGTTGAATATAAATCATATAAATATGATTCACTTAATTTGGGGTAGGAAATTCCTTGCGAACTAACACGATTTTCAAAATCACTAAGAAGAAAGTGCCAGTCACTATGCAAGTAAATTTCTCTTTGATAGTTATGCAATTTGTCTCTCATGACTTGGTTTATATCTTTGGTATAATCCACCCATGAAAGACCAGATTGCAAAACATTCAAATCTAATGGACACATCACTCTTTTCAAGATTGGATGATAAACAAATCTCCTTTTAAGGAATGTTATATCTTCTATTCTATCAAAGGGTTCTGTTATTACACCTTTATGCGAAGTTGTCAAATCCATGCCCAAGTCTTGATAAAACTCTCTCATTGTTAAAGCATTATGTGAATGTAAAATATCTTTATTTTTAATAGCATTTACGCTATCATCACCATAAAGATAATCTACAACACTATTAGAAAAATCAAAAATAGTAGGTGGATTTTTGAATTGGATAACCCAATTTCTGTAAAACCACATTGCAGTATAAAAACGATGTACAAAACTATTTAAAATTGCTGTTAAAAAAGATCCGGATGCCATAGAGTGCGTTGTTAAAATTAAGTCATCTTGAATATTGACTATTGATCTAAAAGTTGATTCAATAAGAATATTTCCGATTAATTTTGACTCTTCAGGCATAAAGGATATGAGAA